CGTATGCCTCGTGCTCGTTCTTTGGAGCTCGGTACTCTCCTGTTTCTTTATGTCGAAACATTCCTGTGCCAGCGGTATGCGGAGCATCTGGTGACAAGTAGCATACGCCAGCCCACATACTCGTATAATCGCAATGAATCCATGTTCGATCCATAGCTGTTGCGTATTGAAAAGCGCCAGTGTATCCTGAATTTTCATGCCAATTGGTAATCTTTCCAATCGGATTCATCCAATGTTGAATACAATCCTTGACATCTTGCGTCAAGAATGAAGCTGTTCGTTTTCCTGGATAATTGCCCATAACGTTAAAGTCTTGAGCCAAAGCAAAGGCTCTGACGGCGTCGGGATTGATATAAAAGTTATCGATAATCATCAAGTCAAGATTCATTGTATATACACCTTTTCACTGCCTTCATTGCAGTATTTATGTTGTTATAAATACTCAGTTAGAGTTAGAATTTCCTTATAAAAGAATAAAGTCATTCTAACACATTTCTCTGTTGTTGTACACCAAAAAGTGATATAACAAGCGCATTATAAATAGAAATAAACGAGGAATACGATGGCCACTCCTACTACAAAAGCAACATTTAAAGAGTACTGCCTTCGTAAGCTCGGCAAACCGGTCATTGAAATTAACGTCGATGATGATCAAGTCGATGATCGCGTCGACGAAGCGATTCGTTACTGGTATGACTATCACTTCGATGGCTCAGAAAAAGTGTACTATAAACACGCAATTACAGAAACCGACGTAGCAAACAAGTATATTACTCTTCCAGAAAATATCATCGGTGCTGTCAGTATCTTCTCAATGGGAGATCCTTCGATTCGATCAGACGATCTCTTTAATATTCGCTATCAGATTGCATTGAACGATCTTTATACTCTCACTAACGTATCTCTCGTTCCTTACTATATGGTCATGGAGCATCTTGCTTTGATGACAGAGCTTCTGGTAGGAAAACAGCCGATTCGCTATTCAAGACATAAAGATCGTCTTCATGTTGACATGGATTGGAATACAGTCAGAATCGGAGAATTCTTGCTCGTCGAAGCTTATGAAGTTGTGGATCCAGAAACTTATACGGATGCATACAACGATCGCTGGCTTCAGAACTATGCTACGACTCTGATCAAAGAACAGTGGGGATCAAACCTCACAAAGTTTACTGGAATGACTTTACCCGGTGGAGTACAGTTTAACGGAGAGAAAATCTACGACGATGCCGTCGCAGAAAGAAGAAAACTCGAAGATGAAATGATCTCAAGCTATAGCTTACCTGTATTAGATATGATAGGTTGAAATATATACTATGACAACCAATTTCTATTTCAACAACTTTACGAATAGTCAAGAACAGATCTTAATCGAGGATCTTGTTCTTGAGTCTATTCGTATGTACGGCCATGATGTATACTACTGCCCTCGAACACTCGTCGCCAAAGATGACGTATACGAAGAAGATGCATTATCACAATACAACAGTAATTACTTAATTGATATGTATATTCGTAGCTATGAAAGTTATGAAGGTGACGGTCAGTTCTTATCTAAATTCGGTCTTGAAATCCGAGATCAAGTCACATTTACAGTATCTGTTCGTAACTTTATGGACGAGATCGGCAATCTCGAGATGATTGATCGTCCTCAGGAAGGTGATATTATCTATCTTCCGATGGCCGATCGTCTGATGTATATCAAGTATGTGAACAAAACTCCTGTCTTTTATCAGATGGGTAACATTCAGATGTATGATCTTGTTTGTGAGATGTTTGAATATAGCGGTGAGCAATTAAATACTGGCATTGCAGCCATTGATAACATCGAGAGAGATCTCAGCCTGAGCCTCGATCTGTACAACATTACGACTTCAGATGGCATGATTCTTATCACTCAAGAAGGAACTCCTATCATTCAAGGAGGATATAGTTTTGAAGCACAAGCGGGCGATCCATTCGAAGATAATACAGAGTTCGAGCTTGAAGGTGATGTTATTCTCGACTGGTCACAAGTTGATCCGTTCAGCGAAGGTCAAGTATAATGTTTGGAAGAACGTGGAATCATGACAGCCTAAGAAAGTATATCATCGTATTTGGTACGGTGTTCAATGACATCTATATCAATCGTTTAGATAATGATCAAGAAGTGAGGCAAACTCTAAAAGTTCCTTTGACTTATGGTCCAAAGGATAAAGTTCTGGCGAGACTTGAGCAAAATCCAGAAATGCTGAATCAAGCTGGTATCGTTCTTCCTCGTATCTCGTTCGAGATGACGACTTTGGAATATGATCCTACTCGTAAACTCAATACTTTAAACAAGCTAACGAAACAGTCTGCTACTGGAGGCACTGACGATGAAGTCAAGTATCAGTACCAGCCAGTTCCTTATGACATACAATTTGAAATGAACATCTTGGTTAAGAACGCAGAAGACGGTACAAGAATCGTAGAACAAATCGTGCCGTACTTTACACCAGACTTTACAGTGAGTGTAAATCTTGTTCCTGAAGTGGATGGACCGCGTGACATTCCGATTATCTTAAATAGCATCTCTTCTCAAGATCAGTATGAAGGCAACTTTACAGAAAGACGAGTGTTGACATGGACACTCAACTTTACATTGAAGGGTTACATGTATGGTCCTACAAAGAAATCGAAACTCATTAAACTTGCAGAAACAACGTTTAGACTTCCCGAAGATGTTATAACGGGTAACACGACCAATACTTCGAACACCATTGTAGTCGCTTCTCGCCCTGGACTCACGGCGAATGGAACAGCCACGAGTAATGCTGCCGCAAGTATTCCGTACGACGAAATTATAAGTACAGATGAATATGGATTTATCAATACAATTACTGAGAATATCTAATGAGCAATGACCTTGACAAGCTTTTAAACATCGCTTCTGGCGACAACTTACCGGCTGTGATTGAAAAGAAAATGAACACACAGATTTCCGATGACTTTGAGTATGCGCGCGAGAACATGATGGAAGTGATCAATAAGGGTCAAGAAGCACTCTTTGATCTAATGGATGTGGCAAAACAAAGCCAACATCCTCGAGCATACGAAGTCTTGGCAACTATGATGAGTACGATGGTAGGAGCAAGTAAAGACTTACTCGATCTTCAAGCCAAGAAGAAAAAGATCATGGAAGACGATCCCTCCGCTTCTCCACAACAAGTCACAAACAACCTCTTTGTCGGATCGACGGCAGAGTTACAGAAATATTTAAAGCGGCACAAAGATGGCGAGTGAAAATTACTTAGGTAATCCTCGATTAAAAAGAGCCGACACAAAGGTCGAGTATACTCCAGAGCAAGTTGCTGAGTATATTAAGTGCTCTGAGGATCCTCTCCATTTCATCTTAACTTACTGTAAGATTGTCAACATCGACAAGGGTCTGATTATGTTCCCTCTCTGGGAATTTCAGAAGGAAATGATTCTTGCTTTCGAAGCCAATCGATTTGTCATCTGTAAGATGCCTCGTCAGGTCGGTAAGACGACGACTGTTGCCGCATATCTGCTTTGGAAGATCGTATTTAACGAAGAATACTCCATCGCTATTCTTGCCAACAAAGATAGACAAGCAAGAGAAATCCTCGGTCGTATTCAATTGATGTTCGAGCATCTTCCGAAGTGGCTTCAGATGGGTGTGACAGAATGGAACAAGGGTAATATCAAGCTTGAGAATGGATCAGAAATTCTTGCTTCTGCTACCTCATCTTCTGCGATTCGTGGTACTTCTCAGAATATGGTTTACCTCGACGAGTTTGCGTTCGTTCCGACTAACATTCAAGACGAGTTTTTTGCATCGGTATATCCTACCATTTCATCTGGTCAAAGTTCGAAGGTTCTGATTACCTCGACACCGAACGGTATGAACATGTTCTATCGCATCTGGACAGAATCAGAAGAAGGTCGCAATGCCTATGCTCGTGTCGACGTTCACTGGTCACAAATTCCTGGCCGCGACGGGGCATGGAGAGAACAAACCATCAGTAATACTTCTGAAGATCAATTCAGACAAGAATATGAGTGCGAGTTCCTCGGTTCTTCGAACACTCTGATTCATCCTACTAAACTTCGTAATATGGTTTACAAGCATCCAATTGCCCAGGCGGATGGAGGATTAAAGATCTATGAAGAACCAGAGAAAGATACGATCTATGCTATCGTAGTTGATACTGCACGAGGCGCTGGCGCCGACTATTCTGCTTTCATTGTCGTCAACGTATCGACGATGCCATATCGACAAGTCGCTGCATTTCGAAATAATCTCATATCTCCATTGATATATCCAAACATTATCTATGGTGCTGCAGTCAAATATAATGATGCGCTTGTTCTTGTCGAAACAAACGATATTGGTCAGCAAGTGGCTGACATCTTACACTATGACCTTGAATATGATGGTGTTCTTGTGACTGCAAACAATGGTAGAACAGGGCAAAGTTTATCAGGCGGTTTTGCTACTACTACACACTACGGAGTGAAAACATCAAAACAAGTCAAGAGAATTGGTTGTGCCACGTTAAAAACTCTCGTCGAGTCAGATAAATTTTTAATTTATGACTATGATACGATCTACGAGTTAAGTCGTTTCTCGCTCAAGAACAGTCTAAAAGGCAATCAATCATACGAAGCAGAAGATGGTAATGATGACATGGCCATGTGTTGTGTTCTTTTTGCTTGGTTAACTACTCAACCATATCTCAAAGAAATTACGAATGTTGATATTCGCATGCAAATCTATGAGCAGAACGAGAAAATGCTTGAACAACAGATGCTTCCGTTTGGTCTGTTGAGCACTGGAGATGACATACACGACGAAGAAGTCAACGAACCATTATTTAATAATGGCCCAAGAGATGATTTTTGGGTAGCACAAAAGCGAGGTTTTTTTGAAGGAAACTTTTGATTTAACTCGCATTTCATGAATAAATGCCCTAATTTTTTCAATTTATAAATAAAGTAAATGCAACTTACATG